AAAGGCATTTGGCCCCCGCTGGTCTCAAAGAATATAAAATTTTAGAGAACTACTTGCCGTATGACATGAGCGGAAAACAAAAGAAGTTAATACAAGATTGAACTTGTTTAATGAGGAAAAAGATATGGATAGAGACATCAGACAGGTGCGCAGCGTACCAACAGAATTTCAAACGAGGGAAGACGGCGAACAGCTTTCGATTGAGGGCTATTTCGCCGTTTTTAATAGCAACTACGAAATAGCACCGGGCATGAGCGAATCAATCGCGCCGGGTGCTTTTTCAAACTCAATTTCTGGAGACATCCGGGCATTAATCAACCATGACACAACGCTTGTACTTGGTAGGACAAAGGCCAACACGCTAACGCTCCGCGAAGACTCACACGGCCTATGGGGACACATTGACATTAACCGTAATGATGTTGATGCTATGAACCTTTATGAACGTGTGAAACGTGGAGATGTTGACCAGTGTTCTATCGGGTTCAACATCCGTTCCGAAAATACCGACATTTCCGAAGCGGGTGACGTGCATTGGACGATTACCGATGTGGAACTGTTTGAGGTTTCCTGTTGCACCTTCCCGGCATACAAGGAGACGAACATCGCGGCAAGAAGCGCGGAGCGGGATGAGATCAAGACCCGCGAGGCGGTGGCATGGCGCGAAAAGATGAAAGTGAGGTTGAAAGATGGCATTAAAAGCATTAATGCTTCGGAAGAAGCTGAATGATGCAAACAAAGCACTTGAGGCCCTGAGAGCGAAAGATGCAGAAATGCAGACACGCGAGGCAGAGATCGAGAAGAGCATCGAAGAGGCTGAGACCGAAGAGGAAAGAAGCGCAGTCGAGGAAGCCGTTGAAAGCTTCGAGGCTGAGAAAAAAGAACACGATGACGCAAAAGGACAGCTTGAAAGAACGATTGCCGATCTGGAAAGCGACCTTGCAGCAGAAGAGGCGGAACAGGACACAACCCCGCCCGCCGAAGAAAGAAAGGAAGAAAAGAGCATGGAAACAAGAACCCTTTACACACAGAGCGACCGCATTGCAGAGATTTGCAAGCGTGACGATGTGCAGAATCTTATCGCCGAAGTAAGAACCGCGATCCGGGAGAAAAGAGCGATCACAAACGCGGGTTATCTGATCCCGACTGTCGTTCTGGGACTGCTGCGCGAGAACATCATGAAATATTCCAAACTGTATAAGCATGTATTTGTCCGCCCTGTTCCCGGAACTGGCAGAATGGTCATCCAGGGCAACATCCCGGAGGCCGTATGGACTGAGATGTGCGCAACCCTCAACGAACTTGACCTGTCCTTCTCGAAGGTCGAGGTTGACGGTTACAAGGTCGGCGGCTATTTCCGCATTTGCAATGCTGTGCTTGAGGACTCCGATATCGACCTTATGACCGAACTGGTGGCAGTTCTGGGCCAGGCGATCGGTCTTGCGCTTGATAAAGCGATCCTTTACGGCACAGGTACAAAGATGCCGACCGGAGTAATGACAAGCATCGCAAGCGGTAACATCGTCAGCCATGCCGCTTCCGTCACCGATACCGCGCTGATCAAAGCCCTTGTTGTTGACTCCGGCCTTGCAAAGAGCAAATACAGCCGCGGCGAGAAAGTATGGGTCATGAATGAGACCACATACACCACACTGATTGCAAACAGTCTTGCTGTTGACGCTTCCGGCGCGATCGTTGCGGGAGTCAACGGCAGAATGCCTGTCATCGGCGGAGTGATCGAAGTTCTGAACTTCGTCCCGAACAACACAATCATCGGCGGTTATTTTGATTTGTATCTGCTTGCAGAGAGAGCGGGGACATCAATCAGCACGTCCGAGCACGCTTTCTGGGTAGAGGATCAGACCGGTTTCAAGGGAACTGCCAGATATGACGGCAAGGTGCTTGCAAATGATGCGTTTGTGGCGATCGGTATCAACGGCGTGACTCCGGCAGCCAATGCGGTGACCTTTGCACAGGATACAGCCAACACGACCACCACGAGCGGTTCCAACACGAACACGCCGGGGGAATAATTGCCGACCAGAGCGAGCCTGACAGCGTCAGCCCCAATCTTCTGAGCATGACAAAAGCGCAGCTTTTAGACTATGCCGACAAGACCGGGGTTGACGGTGTATCTGGACGGATGACAAAGGCGGCAATAATCAACACGATAGAGGGGGCGATTGAATGACAGATGCAGAAATCCTTGTGATGGTAAAATCAAATCTTTCAATTGCTTCTAGCACATGGGACGCGTACCTGACACAGCTGATCACTGTTGCAAAGCAGTCGATCGCACGGGAGGGGATCACTCTGACGGACACGCTGGATGATAACAACCTTGTTGTGATGTACGCGTCATATCTTTATCGTAAAAGAGCCGAGGACAGCGGAGCAATGCCGAGAATGTTGCGGTATGCGCTGAATAATCGGCTTTTTGCACAGAAAGGGGCGACCACATGAGAGCGGACGATCTTTTGACGCTGTACCGATTGCAGGACATAGCCCCCAAGGGGCTTATGCCGAAAAATCAACTCGTGAAGCTGTCTGAGGAATACTATCAGGAGCGCACGGTCGGTTTTTCCCGCCAGTATGCCGCGATGGGTGCTGATCAGTCGATAGATCTTCTTGTCCGCATCTGGGAGAACCGATCTGTTAAAACCGGGGATTATGCCATTCTTCCTGACGGCAATCAGTACAGGATTGACTTTATCCAACATCTTTATGACGAGGATAATCTGAAGTGTACAGATTTAACCCTTGTGAGATTGGAGTCGAACTATGACGTTACAGAATAAATTGAGAAGTTTATACGAGCCGTTTCTTGCGTTAGATTGTGATGTCCGACACTACACAAGACAAAGTGTTTTTCCCTACGTGGTATGGGCGGAAGACGGAGAGGACAACTCTTTCCATTCCAACAACCACAAGACAGAACAGCAGATCACAGGGACGGTCGATTACTTTACAAAGACGGAGTTTGACCCCATTGTTGACGATATTCAAGAGATTCTCGATGCAGAGGGAATCGGGTGGTTCTTATCGGCGGTACAGTACGAGGATGAGACCAACCTGATTCACTACACTTGGAGGTGGTCACTTGGCTAAACTCAAATTTGAGGGGCTGGAAGAATACGAAAACATTCTCCACAAGATTTACGCATTTACCCCGACCATGATCGAGAACACGGTCAAGAAGGGCGGGGACGTGATGGCGGATGCAATGCGCAAGGCAATTGAGTCAATCCCAGTGGATAATCGCCTGGCGAAAGAGGGCGAGACGCTTCACGGTATCAGCACGTTACAAAAAGAGGGACTGCTTGAGTCTTTCGGTGTTGCCCCGGTGCGAAACGACAATGGTTTTGTAAACGTCAAGTTAGGTTTTGACGGTTACAACGGTATTCACACGGAGAAATACACAAAGGGACAGCCTAACGCGCTGATTGCGCGGGCGGTCAATTCGGGGACATCTTTCCGACAGCCTATCCCTTTCGTGGATAAGACAGTGAGAGAGTACAAAAAAAGAACTGAAGACGCAATGATTAAAGAGTTTGACAAGGCGATGGAAACCCTTGTCAGATGAAAGGAGTTTAAAAAATGGCAGCTGGAAAAGTTTGCACAGGTTTCTCTAAACCCTATGTAGCTAAATATGCAGCATCTGGCGGAACGATCACATACACGAGCGGACAGATTCTGGCGCGTGGTGTATCTGCGACAGCATCCCCGGAGACTACGGACGACAACAACTTTTATGCCGACAACATCGTGGCAGAGACAGAAAACGGGACGTTTACCGGTGGAACTGTCAATCTGACGGTTGACGGCCTGTTACAGAGTGCGGAAAAGATGATCATGGGTCTTCCCGAAGCTGGCTCAGATGGCCTTGTTGCTTACGGCGATGCGATGAAGATCCCCGATGTCGGTCTAGCATTTATCGCCAGATATCAGTCAGGCGGTGTAGTGACTTACACCCCGATTATCTTCCCGCGTACAGCTTTTAACCTGATTGAGGTCGAAGCGAACACTCAGGAAGAATCTATCGACTGGCAGACACAGGAACTTACCGCCAACATCAAACGCGCCGAAGACGCTAACCACAATTGGAAGTATGTCGGCGGCGAACTTGAGAGCGAGGCAGAAGCAGAGGCCGTGATCAAGACATTTTTCAACATCACGCCATAAAAAGGAGATACGATGAAAGTAAACGGCAAGGAAATCGGATTTTTGTGGTCAATCGGTGCATTTTGTGACTATCAGGATTTTGTGGTCAGTAACCCTGACGTATCGCTTGCGCGGGCGAATGTCCGCAAGGCGGAAATGATGTCGCGGGCATATGCAGACGCATTTGGCGGGGAGTTTGTAACGGTCGAGGAACTAGACAAACTCCCTGTTTACGTTCTGGGCGAGATTATCGAAGAAATGCAGAAAGCCGAAGAAGCGGGCAATGTCCGCACGGTTGAAACCGAGGAAAAAAAACCAAAAAGCGCGGCCCGGAAATAAAGATGAATCGTAGTTG